GTGGTGGTCACATCAGCATCTGGATACAATTTGAAAAGCAGATCACTTCCCGCATCAAATGCCTCATAGACATCCTTCAGGCCAGGATTGCTGGCTTCCTCGATATCATAGGTGGCGGTGAACGGGATCTGCCAGACCTTGTAATTCATGCTGGCGGTGGGGGCTTCATCTCCCCAGTGCATCAAGTCCTCCGTGTTCCAGCTCTGATCAGGATTACCAGTTCTTATTCCAATCACTTCCACATAGCCAGCTCCAACCGTGAGCTTGCTTTCCTTGCCTTGCACAGGTACGATAGTCATTTATATATTTCTCCTTAGATTGCAATCTATTCTGAAAACGGTACAATGCCTCGTGTATCTGCGGTCACAAAATACCTTCATTGGCGATTAGACATAATCAACTGTCAATATCTCTTCCCATGTGGTCAGGTCATCGTTTGTGCCTGAATGGTGCATGATATTGGATATGCCGAGCGACAAATTCAGACCGTTATAGGGCACCGTCCGATGAGTCCATAGGTAGGTTTTGACCAGTTCCGCTAATGCTTTCGCATTAGTTTCACTTGCTTTTGATATGCAGCGAACCTCGATCTGACCCGACGTAATCTTGTTTCCGTGTGTTCTGGTTCCAAAATATGGCTGTTCCGATATCAGTAGGTCAATCACCGATATGCAGGCATAGGGCGAAGAGGCCAATAGACTATCCTGCAAATCGAAATTTCGGCCCGATATGGTGCCTGATATCAGGCTGCCTATTGTATCGTCATTTTGCAGAGCGGAGGCTAGAGCAGATGAGAGGTTAGACATAGGTATTTATCCTCAAACGATATTCACATTCACATGAAAACAATTTCAACTTTGTTGGTGTTGGTGATGCTGACATTACCAGCAATCGCCTTCCCGGACGATTTTGAGACGAACCCCGACGTATGCAAACTCTTCATGGACAGCGGCAAATCCATGTCGATTGTGTACGCCTGGCAGAATCCGACTACCGGACTATGGGAAGCCAGACTGGGGTATGGGGCCTACAATGGGCCTGTCATGCTGCCGATAACGTTTTCCGGCGATGTGGTGGGAACGGTATCGATAGACTTGACTGATATTTCCGCTAGGTGACTTACCGTGAGCATGTTGGTGTGTACGAAATGCCACCGAATGCATTTGTTTAATCTCAGACAAGCAACTTCCCCATGTGAATGCGGATCGACAGAATATTATGCAATAAGTTTTATGGGGCCATGCATCGGTACTGGCATGATATGCGATCGCATTAAGGATGGGATCATTGTTGAAACAAATTGCAGATGTGATCTATAATGTCACACTCGCTCGCTGAAAACATCATCGATTATGCCAGGCGCCTTGACCTGCATAATCATAACGGCGGGCCTGATAAATGGCCTCCCTTTTTTTGGATCAAACTCTTGGTAAACGGCATAATCTGCCACTGACCCCAACGTGATATCAAACACGCATGGAGCGCGTCTTTCTACATAGCTGCCTTGTTCCAGCGCATCGCCCCTCATGTAATTAGTATCATGTTTTGCGATTTGGTGAGCTGCGTTTTTACCAACTATTGATATCCGCTTCGATGCTTTCTCGCCTTTTGCATCAAGTTGCTTAATTTCCTCCGCGATTGCGGCACGGAGGGCCGAGGTATCAATCTTCATCTGGATGCTCAAGCGTACAGCTCCTGCAATTTCGCGGTGCTCGGATGAGGATGATCGGCGACCTGTTTGGTAAATCCATATTCCAGCCAGCAGCGGCAGGCCACGTCCTTTTGGGCCGGGAATTCCTGTGTATAGGTCTTCTTTCCAGCTTTTAGGTTGAATTCGTCATCTATGATTATTGTCATGCCATGAATAGCGGCATGCTCCTTTCTTACCCGCCTATCACCCACAGTCCACCATGTTTTTGTAGTGCTTCCCGCGTCCTTGGCAATCTGCAAGCTGCTTCCTCTTACGGCTCGCCCTCGTTCGGTGCGGATTATCGTTGCGGTCCCATGGCCGGACACGATCTCTTTTAAATGTGGCTCTTTGAGAATTTGTCTTGCAAGTGGCCTTTCGTTCTTCTGCGAATTTAGCCAGATGTAATTAGTAAGTCGCTTCTTGTCGGTTTCCGTCATGCGCTTGATCAGAAATCCGCCCCTGGATTTGATATAATCTGTCGCGATGTCCTTGACATCGATGATGGGTTTCAGCCCATAGGTCGCGATGAAGGCCGTACCAAAATCCACCATCTCAGGGAATAGCCACTTCTCCAGTTCGGCCCATACTGCCTTATTTTTTGCGGTAGATGCTTTCAGGTAGCGGGCCATAGCTCGCTTGTCAAGCAGATCGACCGGATTATAGGGGCCTTCCAGACCGAAGTAGCCCACTGATTCCAGATAGGCGCGGATTTCAGGGCCAAATTTGGTTAGGATTCGTTGAATATCTTTGTCTGGCAGCATGAAACCTCACTAGCGCCTCGTAGGCAGCACATGTAGCCTGGATGGTATAATTGTAGGTTTGGGTAGGATTTGGGGCTTTAAATGACCTATTATACTAGAGCGAAATCTACTTATATCTTACTATCTATTATCATGTTATGCCAAATGCATATATATCAAGTGAGGCCCGATTTTGCCTTGATCGAATGATCTCGGCATTCGAGGCTGAAATGAAAACGAAGCTTACACCTAGTCAGGCAATCGTTTTCATGTACAAAAGCATCGAGTTTCCTGGGTTGGAAGGCAGCGAATTGCCTAACGGAGATGAGGAGCAATGATGAAATTCCTAGCCATAATCTGCCTGCTATCCATAGCATCCTGCGCAGAATCCCCGGAAGAACTGCTAAACTCTACCAGCAACCTATCCCTGCCAGAAGCAGCGTTCTTGCTTGCCACGCATGGATGTGATGTTACTTATGAGGATGGGGTGTTTATGCTGAATGGGACAGATATCGAGAGATTGTTTGCGAATTTGAAGAGGTGATCAGGAGCATGGACGATATTGCAAGAGATGTCCTTGCGCTGGTTGAAGGAAGCCCGAAGGCCATTGGCAAGAGGCTGGTTAGGAAGGCTGGATGGAAATGGTTTGCAAGCATTATGAGGAGAATCTAAGATGAAACCCGAAATCGAAGCAAAATGCCGCGCAGAAGGCATGTCAGAAGAAGATATGCCTTATCTGGAGAAAGGCATGGCAACCAAAGTAAAGGTTGCTCGCGTTTGGATTTTGCAGCGAAATGCAGAAATTGCGCACCGAATGTACGAAGAAGTTGCTCCAAAATATCCGGGTGATCAGAGAGCATTCATGTTCGCCTGGTGCGATATCAAGGGAGGAATTTGATTAGGTTAAATCGATTCATACGAAGGCTACAAAACCAATATCGGATACATCACAAACATCTTCCGATATGGGTTATTGTACGAATCGCTTGGATTCAGAGCAAATGAACATGATAAAGGGCAACGAGAGGGACTAAGCCAAATTCAACCTCTCGCCCCTATCATGCATTTCCCTCTTTTATGTACCTTGCCCCCAAAGGGCGTCAATCATGATGGCAATCCTCACAAATCGTTTCCGTGGCAGTGACCCAAAGGCTTTCTTCTGCTCGGATCACTCTACCACATTCAGAACATATGTATTCATCTTTTTCCATGTAATATCCTCACGCAATTGTCGAATTGTTTAACCAGACCGGCCAATAATCATCTGACAGTAAGAGCATGTGGTCAGATTCGTTGCCAAATATGTCTTCTATGGCAGCTTCTGCTTTCTGCATCGGCTCAGGGAAGACCATTGGCCGCTCTCCCATGATGACGATATCGGTATCCTCCTGGGCACTCGCCAACACTAGAAGAATTTGAATAAGCCAAATACCCACGCTTTTGCCTTCTCCGGATTAAACATGGCCCAAATCAGGACTGCCGATATTGATATTGCAATCGCAACTGTGATGATGCAATCGATCATGATTGCACCCCCATGAGATATAGTATTACTGTTATGATAGATCCTGTCACCAGGCTAAAAATTATTAGAATTGGCTCCTTATAGGTCTGCCACCAATCCTCCCGGCCATCGACAAAACTTTCCTGGCAGGCATCCGCTTGTTCGAGCGCGATTATGCGTTTTTCGTGATCATGCAGGCCATCGCATAATGTTTTTATGTCTTCATTCTGTTTTCCGACTCTCTCATAAATTTTTATGAGGTAGTCATGGTCAGATACCGGAATTGGCCCATCCATGATACCTCACGCAAACGGAGCCTGTAGCATCTCGGCTTTGCTGGCCTCAAGTTGCGGTATCTGGTCCAAGCCAAGCGCCGCCACCTGCTTGCTGACGCGGGCCATGATAGCCGAGCGAG